CTAACCCGCCTCCCACGGAACTCGGGGGATATTCCAAAGCTCCCGATGATGCGGCGCAGAGTGCGCTAGAACGCGGGGACACACGCGCGTACATCGAAGAAATGAATAGACGCGATGCGGCCCGCTTAAAAGGAAAGTAAGATGCCTAACAATTTCAAAAAAGTAGATTGGGTCATGATGGAATCCTTGCGCTATCTCGTCAACAAGATCGAGATTGCCAAGTACTTTAACAAGTCCTATGCCGGCGAATTCAACAAGCCTTTTGCCGTCGGCGAGAAGATTCAGCAAAAACTGCCTATCAATTTCCTGATCCGGGACGGCATGGAATTCACGCCCCAGACCATTTCAGAGCGGACCGTGGAAATCACCATGGATCAGCCGTTTGGTGTTGACTACCAGATGGACGCCATTGACAAAATGCTCAACCAGGATCGAGGGGAAGATATCGTCCGCAAACGGTTCATCGAACCTTCCATGTCGCGCATTACGCAGGAAATCGAACGCCGCTGCGCAAAGTATGCACTGGAGCACACACCAAACGTGGTTGGCGCTCTCGGGACCACTCCTACATCGTTGACCGCTCATCATCAGGCAAGAGCTATGCTGGTTGACAACGCCTGCCCTGAAGGCGATTGGGGAATGATTATCAGCCCGCAGCAGCATTCGACTTTGGGCGCGAATCTGACCACGATCATGAATCCGGCACCGGAGATCAGCCGTCTCTTCCGCAAAGGCTTACTTGGAAACGCGGCTGGCTTCGATTGGGCCGAAAGTGCCTGTCTCTACAAGCACACTGCTGGCACCATGACCGCCTCCGATGTCACCGTGTCGGCCACTATCACCGATGGAGCGAGTTCTGTTGTTCTCGCGTCGGCTTCCGTCGGTGCCACCCTGAAGAAGGGCGATATCATTAATTTCACCACGCCGTTTGCCGTCAACCCGGCGCATAAGGGCGTTCTGGGAGCGGCCAAGACTGTTGTGCTGACTCAGGATTGCACCATTGTAGGCGGATCTACCGCAACGGCTTACTTTGAACCGGCCCTGTATGGTCCCGCTCATCCCGATCAGAATGTGGACGTTCTTCCCACTGCTGGCCATGTTGTAGTGTTGTGGCCTGGTACGACCACGCCATCGGCCAAGTATGGCATCAATGGATTGGCCATTGCACAGGATGCCGCTTTCGCTCTGGTATTCGCGACCTTCGAGGATCCCAAATCCGCAGAAAAGGCCGTAACTAAACGCGACCCCGAAACGGGAATATCCATCTCCTATGTCAAGGCGTTCGACTTCAAGACTCGTGCTATGGGCGAGCGCTTTGATGTGTTGTGCGGCTTCGGAACCCTGAGGCCGGAAATCAGCGCTATCCGCGTAGCTTCCCTTCTGTAATCAAACACCGCCGGGCTGTCTCGCATAGTACGGGGCAGCCTGTAGCGGTACAACTTCGAGGAAAAATCAATGCCTGCATCAATCACCAATACTACCCTTGCGGCTGCAGTAAGCACGACCGCAGAAACCACCATTCAAGTCAAATCCGCGACCGGCTTTGTTGTCGGCTATGGATGCTACGTGGACCGGGAATACATGGTTGTCACCGGTATTCTTGGAACAATCATTTCGGTGCGCCGGGGTGCATGGGGAACTAGATCGACTCCGCATCTTGCCGGATCAACCGTGTTTGTCGCTCCCCCGAATTACTTCACGCAGTATGACCGCTATGGCGCGGGAACGGCTGCGAATGAACAAGTACAGCCCTATATCAACATCCTCACCGGTTCCGTGTGGTCCGTTCTCGGGGGACGTTGGGTTGCCGGGAATACCTACGGCGGGACTACGAATTATGGCCTTTCTCCCGAAATTTGGGCGGATATCCCTTTGGATAAAATGGCCATCGATCCCGCTTATGGCTCGGTAGCCGGAGACGACTTTCTTTCCGGCGTCCTCACGACTGCTCATATGTACAGCCTGTTGGGCGCTAACGGTACGTTTGCTCAAGTGGCGAATGTGCCTCATGGCGCGGCCCTTCTTTCGGCTCCCGCAACAGATGAAGATGAAGCGACGGTCACGGCTCCCGGCGTAGTCGGTTTAATCAAGGCCGACGCCGCTTCTACATGGTGTTTCGAAACCAGAGTCAAAATGAATCGGATCACCACGGACCAGGCCGTTTTCGTAGGTCTTGCCGGAGAAGGCGCAAGTGAAGTTGACGCCTCCTTTCTCACCGACGCGACAGGCGCTCTCAAGGTAGTGGATTCTATAGGATTTAGAATCCTGGCCCCTACCGCAACTGTTCCCGTATGGGATACCGTCACTCAGCTCGCAGGCGGGGCGCTGGCTTCGGTTCAGGCCGGAGTGCTTACCAGCGTGGCCACGTATATCAAGCTCGGAATGAAGTCCGTTGCCGGAACGGTGACTTTCTACGTTAACGGCATACCGCAGACAAGCACGGTCCTTTCATCCGCAGCTAACTTCCCGTTGAACCAGGTAATGTCGGCATGTTGGGCTGTCAAATCCCTGGCGGTATCGTCCACAACTACAATGACGATCGACTGGTGGAAAGCCGCTCAGACCAGAATCGCCAACTAACCTCTTTCCGGGGCTGGCCTTCGGGCTGGCCCCTTCTGGTCTCTATGCCATTTTGCAAAGACTGCCTTTATTTTCACGCTGAATACAATATCCATGAATGCCGCCGCTATCCGGCACTCGTCCATATCTCTCCCGAGCATTGGTGCGGGGAGTACAAGGCTTTAGCAGTTCCAATACCCGATCCCCCCAAAGCCACAGAGCAACCATCCCCGAACAAAAAAGGGAATAGGCGGTAATAATGACGGCAACCCTCTACATGTTTTCGACTGCGGACGCTACGCTGACCGGTGCCGTGAATGGCGTCAATACCGTTTTTACGCCCAACCATACCGTAGTAGCATCCTCTGTCATTGCGTGGATCAATACTATTCCCACTGGCTTCACGGTGGTTTCGGGAGCCGTTCACCTTGCATCCGCTCCCTTAACGGGAGACACGGTTTATGTCAGAGGATCAAGCGAAGAGGAAGCGAGCACCGGCTCCGGCGTTTCAGCGCAGACGATCATTCAGGATGCACTAACGGAAATCGGCATACTCCCTCAAGGAGCAACCGCCGGGACGAATGATCTTGCATGGGGGCTGGCAAAGCTCAATGACCTGCTTGACTCATGGAACGTAGACGACCTGTTCACCTACTACACCGATGATGTTCAGCACTCGATTATTACCTTTGCCGCAAGCTACACGATAGGACCGAGCGCGGCTGACATTATTGCAGCGCGTCCAAAGAAAATCATTTCCGCAAACTGGATCGGATCAAGTGGGCTGCGTATGCCTATTGGCATTATGGATGTTTCCGAGTATGGGGAGATATCCGATCCTACCTCATCCGCCGAAACCCCGGTCAATCTCTACTATAAGCCGACATTCCCAAACGGGACAATTTATCTAAGACCCTACCCGACAGTGGCCGGGATACTGGAACTCTTCACTGAGTCGCTATTGTCCTCATTCGCGGCACTGAGCACGGTATACGCGCTTCCGCTTGGGTACAAAAGGGCATTGACCCTGAGTCTCGCAGAGGATCTATGCGGATCGTTCACTGTTCAGGCTCCCGCAAAACTCGAACTTCAGGCGCATATGGCACGGATGAAAATCAGGTCAAATAACATGACCACAGTCAAGGTAGAAAGTGATTTGCCGGGGACTGCTGGTGGATACTTCGACCCATTAACGAGGACTTGGAGATGAAAAACCTATTAATCAGATTATCCCTGGCATTTGCGTTATTCCCTTGCTGGATATATTCGCAAAGCGGGAGCGTGGTGATTCAAGGGTACGACGAGACCACAGGAGAACCGCGCAAAATCAAAGTCACAAGCGACGGTGAGGTCAAGGTAGATGCCACGGTTACCGCCACGGTAGACACGACAGGACTTGCCACCTCCACAATTCAGACTGATGGCTCGCAGAAAACCCAACTCGTAGACAGCACCGGAGCCGAGATAGAAGCCACCGCCCAATACTCCGATGGTGAGGCGCGAGGCACCGCTGACGGCCTGTTGATGATGTATGACGATGGAACGCTCATCCAATCATGGGGCGGGCATGTAATCACAGACCCTGCATCTGTGGTAGGCATCCGTGACGGCGCGGGAAATGCCCTCACCTCTGCCGCGAGAGGATCGGAGCGAGCGCTATCCATTCAGCTTGTTGACGCATCTGGCAACCAGATCACGA